CAGCTTCAGAAGACTGTTTGATTTGTTTCCATTGAGAAAACAAGTTATCAGCAGCCTTACTGTCATACTGTTGGTCAGCACGAGTAAGAAGCTCCATGCGAATATCATCACTCTTAACCCAGTTAATAAATTCTGGGGTCTGAATAATCTCTTGCGCGTCTGGATGCTTGTTAATTAACTCCTGTTTAGCTTGTTCCTGTCTAATCCGTAGAGTAGTCTCTTGAGCCTCCCTAATAGCGGGGTGGTTCGCAATCTTACTTTCTACAGCTTTGTCAGGGTCAGCAAAAAAATCTACCTCTTCAGCAGGTTCAGGTGCTTTCGTTTCTGACTGTTTAAGAATGAAATCGTCTACTATCCTTCGTAATTCACCAACTTCGCTACCTTGACTTCCCAATCGGCTAGAAGCCTCTTGGTGCATCTTGATAAGTTCTGCCTGTGTCTTACCTTGATATTCAGGTGGAACGTCTGCTACCCCTTCAGAAGCCGTTTCGGTTTCAGCTTCTTGTTGGACATTTTCTACCTGTTCGTTTTCATCTACCTCTACTGGGTCAATTAGTCTTGCCATTATCAAACTCCGTTAAGACCGACTCTAGCTACCCCGAAGGACTATTGTTCGGCTGCCTTACGTTCTAGTTTCATCTTCTGCTCTCTGGCTCGCACCCACTTATCTGTTGCACCTGGAAAATGTCCAGAAGTGGGGTCAAGACTACACCTGACAGCAGGGATGACCTTTGTTGCTACCTCATTACATTGAGGACAATCAATCTGTTTGGTTTCACGTGGAACAAGTTTTTCATTCACATGACCATACTTGCACACAAAATCAAACAGAATCATTGCTACCCTCTAAGTAATGCTCAACGGTAGACTCCATATTAAGTATGAAGGCAAGAATATTAAGTTGTCCCTTACGGAAGTTTAAATCCTCGTTATCCTTCGTTACTTCTACAGAATTAATTTGGAGAGCATTATTCCTAAGCTCGTCCATTAATACTTTCCAGCCATCTGTTCGGAACATATCCTTAAGATTCTGGTAATGCTTTTCCGTTTCTCTGTCCACCCTTCTTAGGCTTATTAGCCTCCTCCAACTTTACAATTCTTTGTTCCAAACCCTTAACAATGACATTAATCTGGTCAAGGATGTTTTGCATTTCCTGATTAGTAATCATTACGGCAAAGCCTTAGCCGTCTCTAGGTTAAGCCTTCTCTCCTCCAATAGTTTGTCAGTTACCTTCATTCGCCTTTCAAACTCTTTATCATCCTCAGTGCCAGCCTTCAAGTTAGTAGCAACGGCCTTAATCCTATCGTTCTCAAGCTCAACAGGTATTGCTTTAGTCTCTTGGACAATCTTGTTAGCCCTAGCCTGAGACTCAGCAGCCTGTCCGTTAAGCGCGTTAGTCTGAGACTGTTGGAAGGCCAACTGTACTTGCTGTGCCGCCTGTGCAGCTTCCTGTGCTTCAGGATTAGGCTGTGAGGCTTGTTGGATAACCTGAATCAATTGCTCCCTATTGGAGATATTCATGTTATCTATAATTGATTGTATTAATACTGGGTACAGGGGTGAGTCTGAACCCATAGTCTGAAGTAGTTGTACCAATTGGGTTACTTCGTATTCCCTAGCAATAATCCCCAAAGAGGAGATAACTTCAAACTTATAATCGTTAACAGGGTAGATTTCAGGCTCAAACTGCATATACCTGTGTGCTACTTTTGTTACGAATGGTATCAAAAATGACTCTTGGAAGTTAATAAGAGTTCTTTTATGCCTCTTAATAATCGCACCAAGAGACATTGAAATACCAGCAGCCGTTGCCTCACCGTTAATAGAACCTGGGATTCCAGCAGAATCTATAGCTCCAGTAGCGGTTTGAACCATCTTCTGGAGTTCATTAGCCTGAGCAAAAGTAATCTGATTAACCTGCCCAAAGTTGAAAGGTTGGAGGACTTCTCTTGGGTCGCCATTGGTTAATAGTATCTTTCCTGGACGGACTTCTGGTCTTGCACCCCTTGGTAATCGGGTAGCATCCATAGCCATCATTGGGTGGACAGTTAATGCTAGAGCATCAATTCTAGCTCTTAACTCAGCATCTAGAGCCTTTTGAGAGTTATATCCTTTCTCACAGATTCCCCTACCCCAGAATCGTCCAGGAACTATATCCCAAGGGAAAGCAATAACGGGTCTGTCGCCCATCATATAGGGGTTTCGTTCTACTTTAAGTAACGTACCACCGTTAGCAATTACGATAATACATTCAATGTAGTGACCGTCTTCGTCCTCAATTTCAAAGTCTTCTTCATCTTCAACCAAATATTTAGGCACTAAGCCGTAGTATTTAGTAAGGCGAACCTTCTCATCGGGCTGGTCAGTAAGTTCGGGGTCGGGGTCTAGGTCGGAATCTTCATAAGCGAATGTGATGTCTACATCCTTGTACACACCACTCTCTTGGAGCATCTCTACTTGATGATAAGGGACGTACTCATCAATAGCGACACCTATAGCCTCTTCAATGGAAGTAGCTACAGGGTCAATTAAGAAGTTCTGAGGTAATACTGGACGTAGTTTACAGACTGTTCTGTCTGCTATGTTTACCCCTACCGCCTGCATCTGCCCTTCCATTATTGGTTGGGAGGCTGGCTTCATTTCTTTTTCTTCTTGCAGCACTATTTCTGCAATGCCAGTTCCATAGACGGCGGCGTTTATCAGACACTCCGCGACACCTTTTCTGGCTTTATTCTGTTTGAAGTCTTTATTTAACTGCTCTCTTAAATAAACAACGTCTTGAGGTTCACCATCTCTCAAATCGTCCTTAATGTCAAAGAATCTTCCACGTCCAAAGGTAGCTTCCTCAATCTCAGCTACGGCAGATTCTACGGCTTGTTGGAGAGCAGGGGATACAATCTGGCTTCTTTCAGAGTCACGAGTCCTATCTTCTGCGGAAAACTGGCCTCTCCACAGACGATTGTACTCCTCAAATCTATCTTGATAATTGTTATCAAAGTGGTCACGCCATGAGTCACACTTCTCCATGACCCAATCTTCAACCCTTTGTAGAATCGTAAACTCTTCTTTATCAAGCATATTAGTAACCAGCTACCATATCTACGGCTTCAAAATGGTCTTCTTCAAAATCATACGAGTAGGACACATTAGCCAACTGGTCTATATAGGCTAAAGCGTCCACCATATCGTCATGTGTCAGAGCGTCAGGAAATTGAAATAGCTCGTCCAAGAATTGAATGTTCCATTCCCCTTTGTTAAGGTGAATAAGACCATTCTCAAATCTTCCCTGTAACGCCCACATGACCCTATCAGTTTTCTTCTTATTTCCATGGGTTAATTCCTCAACCCTAAAGAAACGAGAATACTTCTTCATAAGGTCAGTTAAGGGAGACATTACAGCTTGACGCGCAATACCTTTCTCTATTCCCACAGAGATAGGCTGATAGTCCCTAACGGCCTGAAAAATCTTCTGAGCAGTCTGGTCTAAAGACCACCTACCTGTAATTATATCCTTAACCCACCACCCTTGGCTACCCACCTTTACTACAGCTATAGATGTGTTGTCAAGGTTTTTGGTTTTGTTCTTTTTGCCAACTTCTTCAAAGCCAGCCAAGTCAATGGCTATATAGTAATCACCATCGGGTTCTTCCTCAGAAAACTTAACCCAGGATTCCTTAAACATCTCGGAACCCCTAGCCTCAAAGGATGCCATGAACTCCTGCCTAAAAGCGTAGGAGGACATAGATATTTTAGCTTGGTCAATCTCACTCTTATCTAGGAGATTGTTGTTGTAACTGGTGTAATGCCATGCTTTGAAATTGGGGTCGCTACCTAACTCAGCTTGTTTGTAGAGGTCATAGAAATGATTTCTACCCATTGGTGTCCCAATGAACAAAGCACTAGCCTTTAAGTCTGACAGGGCTGGGCGTAAAATCAACTCCCAAACGTCAGGCTTCATGTCTGCGTATTCGTCTAAAACTAGGTAGGCTAAACTTACACCCCGCATAGTTTCTGGTCTGTCGGCTCCTTTTAGTGAAATGGTAATCCCGTTAATTAGCTTAATCTGTAAGTTGTTAACGTGGGAGCCTTCAACCATGTCCCCTCCCAGTTCTAATAGGAGGTTCCACATAATATCTCTAGCCTGCCCTTGAGTAGGGGCTACATAGAAGACGTGGCCTTTAGTGGCTTGTAAAGCGTTGACTAGAAGTAAATAAGCCGCAAGACGGGATTTCCCTGTCCTACGGCCTGCTGCGACAACTTTGAATCTAGCGGGGTCGTTCCAGACTTCCTGTTGCCAATTTAATAAATTGATGTCTAAGTTCATATAGTTAAATCAAACTTAGAACCATCGTGTTTTAATAAGATAAAAGATACGATTACTACGAAAGTAGAGCCAGCTTCAGGAGTTACCGTCATGGTATCTCCCTCATCCATGATTAAAAACTGACCAAACTCCCCACCGTATTCAATAAAGTCTTTACTATTCAAAGATTTAGCAGATGCAAAGGAATAAGTATCTCCGCCATGAACCCAAGCTGCGGAAAAGTTTTTAGTAGAACCCGTATTGTTAGTTACGAAAACGTTAGTGATACGCGCCTCATAACCATTTGGTACGGTCATTATGGTATTGGAAACACCAGCAGTAGGGTTGTTACCAATCGTATAGAAAGTTTCTGGTCTCATTTCCTACCAGCCTTTACTTTTTTCCAAAGGTCAGCGTCAGCCTTCCTAGCACCACCAGAACCAGAAGCAAATGACTTAGCCCTTGCTACACCCCATGCTGTAGGGGTCATGCCAGGGCGAGAGCCAGAAGAAAAGTAAGCACCCTGCCCACGTTTTACAACCTGTTTCAAAATACTAACAGGTACATCGTATTTAGCAGACAAGTTCTTCAGCGTAGTAGCTGTGCTACTTTTTGGTTTTTTTGCTGGTTTTTTTGGCACTTGCTAACCTCTTTTTGGTTATAGCATCCATTTCAGCTTTAGTGAGGGTTCCTTTAGCGTATTTACGCGCCGTAGACTTAATCTCGTCTTCTGTAGCTTTTTTATTTTTAGACCCACGGACGTACTTAGTAGGCGTACCCCGCTTGGTCTTAGGAACCTTTGGGAACTTGCGAGCCATTACTTGCCGCGAGGCTTACGCTTTTTCTTAGTAGGTTTACCGTACATAACAATCTCCTATTTCCAATTTGAACGTGCTTTATCTTGAGCTTTCTTACTTAGCTCACCGTAATGGTAGAGCCTAACACTACTCTTTGAATGTGTCTTGCCCGAATGCAACTCACCGTTGGGCATTTTATGCGTACCACCCTTATGGAGGGTTCCATCTTTTCTATAGTGATTAACGCCCTTCATTTTATGTACCTTTTCTATTGTAAAAAGGATTAGAGTTTTCTTTAAATCCCATTCTATCCTGCAAATTATCTAGTTTTTTCCGAAATTGCTTGCCATAAGGCAAATCTTTACCCCAGTCCCACATAGTAGGAATATTAGAGTCTTTACCACCAGTAATATAGCCACCAATAACTTGGTCTAAACGACTATGGCGTACAAAGTCATCAAAAGAACGTTTTTCTCTGTACCCGCCTTCTTCTGGCGACTTTTTTGCCCTTTCATAAGAATCTTGAAGCCAATTCCGAACTTCTGGTTCTGACATAGCTGTTCGGTATAAATCTTGATAGGTAGCAGGGTCTATATATTTTAAAAGATGCAACGCTTCACCAAACTGCAATTCTCTTACATAGTCCTCACCAGCCCTACCGTCTTCTTCAAATTTGTCATAGTTAATTAAAGTTCGTGGTTGTTTAGTAGGAGAATCATCAAATATCTGTGTTTCTGCCCAAATTCTATCTCTTGTTTCATCAGGCAAAGACCGAAAAAACTCTCTAGACTCTTCTGGGGTAGTTTTTGACTGCTGAATAGCAAAAGCCATAGCTTTTTGAAGGTCAGCCATCCGGATATTCTCCATGTTGAATCATGTAAGTAACGTCTAATGCCCTCTGACCCACCTGAGAGGCCCATAGAGAGTCTAAAAACTCAACTGCGGCCTCGGGGTAGTTCTTTGCTTCCATCTCTCTGAGGGCTTCTCTGAAGCTCCTGAGACGGGGTAGTCCGATATTAAAGCAAATATTAATCATTGCATCCTTACGGACTCTATCTAAGTCGTTAAAGAAACGGAATGAATTACTTAGCTCTTCTTCGGTTCTACGGATGTCATTAGTTAATAGAGTGTAGATTTCAGCATCGGATAGTCCTAGTCCACCATCCTCGTCTATATTCCTTCCAATTCCTATAGTCCACTTACCAGCGGGGCATTTATAAGCGAATCTTTTAACACCTTCGTGTTTAGCTAGTTGGTCGGCAAGTTTATTCAATTACTTCGCCCTCAATGTCCTGTACACCAGTATCTATGCGGTCTATAGAGGATACGTTAATCTGAATGACTGGCTTTTCGTTTCCTTTTGTTTTATCATAATGACTTAGAGGAGCCATCCTATCCATAATTAATTTCCAGGCAGCGGCTTGGTTTTTATGTTCAGGGTCTTCGGCAGCTTTAACTATGGCGTCTATGACGTGTTCTATTCTATTAGCGGATAGGAGGCGTTCTTCTAATTTCTTAATAGCCGTCCTCATACCCTTAGGCCTACCCTTGGCCTTCTTGGATTCATCTTCCCACTGTTGTCTAGTCATTAACCTATCAGGCTTACGAGGTCTCCCTCTCTTCCGTTTAACAGGTTGTTCAGGGGTTATAGTTCCATCAGGGGTATTAATATCATTCATTGGTCAATTCTACTAATATTTAGTGAAAAATACCAAATATTGTAAATGGTTGATATTTGGGGTATTTGAAGACTTTTGAATTTTGGTCTTTTGCAAGATTGGGGGGCTACTATAATAATTACAACGCCGCCGACCCCCTCCCCCCTACTTATCCACAGCCCCGCCTTATCCACAGGTTATCCACAGGAACCCTGGCCGACTTATCCACAGACTTATCCACAGGCTGAATAACTTTCTGTGCATAGTTTTATGGCGAATTGGTCATGACCAGAATGCCATAGTGTGGGGGATTGAATAGCACCCCATAAGGAACCCATAAGAAAGTAACAGGGTTCCAAACTACTGTATAAAAGAACAGTAAAGTTTTTTGCACATTGTCAGATATATGTGGTAAGGTATCACCACACTAACCAATACAGAGGGTTTATATATGATGGTTCAATATGGCTTTGTTGATATATATGGTGTCCGATGGGATGACAGTCAAGTCAATCGGTATAACGACTTACAGAAGAGAATTGCCAAATTTGAGGTTAGGGGTTGGGAAGCGCCAGAAGAGCTTAAAATGGAGAGCTTCAAATGCTACCAACAGCCATACTATGCAGAGAGGGGTTAAACAATGATTCATCAGTTAATACAGGCATTCTTCGGCTTTGGGTTTTTACTCCTGAGCCTTCCAGTATTCTTCGTGATGGCTCCGCTTAACTTGGCCGCCGCCGTAATGGTTTGGCTGTGTTTAGTGAGCCTATCGGCTATCTCATTCAACAGAGCAACAGGGGAATAACAATGACTATCGGATACCTGCTAGAAATCACACATAAAGACGGCTCAAGGGGTTGTGAGATACACGCCTCAAGACAGGACGCAGATGATGCGGGCAGATACTATAAAGCCGACAGAGAGCTTGAGGTTGCTTATTACTCAATCTCAGAAACCAATTATTTCCAATACGGCCAAGACCAATTTTAAGAGGGTAGAACAATGACTAGTAACAATCAGCTAATAGCAATCAAGAGAACCAGTGTCACTCACCATAGGGGCAACAATAGGGCTTGGCTTGAACCATGTAAAGAAATGGTACAGGCAGGCTTCACAGCTAAGGCTAGATATGACATTGACTATAACGACGACTCCGTAGTCCTTCGCCTGAATCCTGAAGGGAAGCGCGGAGTATCCAATACTGCCAGAGGGCCAATCCTTGACCTGTGCAACCGCAAAATGAACAACTACAACTTGGAGGGCGGTATTCAATGGATTATCGCCGAATCAGTAATCACAATCGTGGGAGTTGAATAATGAATACAGTACAGACAATGGCTCAGTTACAGGAAAGCGCAGCCGATATTTACTTGGACTACTTCAACAACTTTATAACCGTTGTGGCACTGGCGGCATACTATGAAATGCCAGAAAGCCTAGCGGCTGAAATTATAGACTTTGGACGCATTCAACACGAAAAGAGGGTAAGCAAATGAACTACAAAAAAGCAGAACTGACAGAACATTTCCTTGACGCTTTGGAGGATTTCACAATCCCAGAAGTGTTAGAAATGATAGATGACTCAGACGGACTACAGACGCTGCACAATCGCGCCTTTAATGAGGATTACTACATTATCGGAACGTATCAGGCGAAGCAGTGGTTAGGCGATGAAGCCTTTAACATTGCCCAGTTCATTAAAGAGTATGAGCAGGACAATTTCGGAGAGGTATTTACAGACCTGTCAGAGCCTGAGCGAGTAGTCAATATGTACGCCTACATTCTGGGCGAGCAGATAGTCTATAACCCGTCAGAGTGGCGCGACCTATGGACTGACAGAAACGTCAAGGCGGCAATTAAGGCGGCCTAATTGTTAAAGAGCGGGGGATACTACAAAGCGGCAAACCCACAACAAGAAACCCGCTTTATCCCCCTGTACCATCGGAACCGAAGTACCAAAGCACAAAGGAGAATATACCATGAATTACAAGCTAAAACAAAAGGTTAAGGCTAACTTGAAGCCTGCATTGGAGATGATATTTGCCACATTATTGATGGCCTGTCTTATCGCATTAGTGACCGCAGACTTTTTCAACTTATGGGGGTGAACCATGAAAACCAAAAACGATATAACCTATAACGCTTTTCCTTACGGAGTGATTGCAACCATACCAAAGGGAACGCCATGCGAACCCGCAACCAATTTGCCTGGGTCAGATTTTTGGGCCTGCGCGTGGGATGGCATGAGTGAGGCCGCCGAAAGTTGGCAGAGTAATTACGGATTCAGATTAACCAGTGAAGAGGTGGAAGCATGAAATTTACATTTAGCGGTAAAGAGTTGCGGGCGGTTGTCAAAACGTCCTTAAAGGATAACTGCCAGTTACCTTACGGTCAGGGGCCGTCAGAGCGGCGGGGTGTTTGGTTAGTCAAGGATGCGGGGGTTTATCTCATGCCCGCAAACAATGAGAAGCAGAACCCCTGTTACGCAGAGGGATGGGGCGAGGATACATGGCTCGGAGGGGATGACTTTGCCGAATTTATAGAAATGCCCATGAGACTGATTGACCGCATTATGAACTATGAAAAGCCTCTAGAGGTGACAATCACCGACACCATGATTGAGTGTTCAGCGTGAAAGTTTTAGTCGCTTGCGAGTTCTCAGGCATTGTGAGGGATGCTTTCATCCGTAGGGGTCATGACGCAGTAAGTTGTGACCTCCTGCCTACGGAGAGGGAAGGCCCGCACATTCAAGGAGACGTTAGGGCGGTTCTCAGGGAGGAATGGGATTTAGTGATAGCTCACCCGCCATGTACCCGACTCTGTAATTCTGGCGTCAGATGGTTGCATGAAAGGGATTTATGGGGGGATATGAAGGATGCGGCACAATTCTTCCTGGAATGCCTGGGGGCCAATTCTGAGCGTGTCGCTGTGGAGAATCCAGTGATGCACAAGTATGCGAGGGAGATAGTCGGGCGTGGGCCTGACTTCACCTGTCAGCCGTGGCAATTTGGGGATGCGGCGAAGAAACGCACCTGCTTCTGGACGAAGGGATTGGAACCCCTAAAGCCTACCAGTGACATGACTGCGGCGGATGCAGTGGCAGAAGTCCATCTAATGCCGCCCAGTGTAGATAGATGGAAAAAAAGAAGTATAACTTATCAGGGCTTGGCAAACGCTATGGCCGAACAATGGGGGTAACATGCCAAATCATTGCTATCAGACAGTAGAAATAGAAGGCCCGTCAGGGCTTGTTAAGAACCTATACAGGAGCCTAAAGGATGAAGGGAGGTTCTGCGATGCAGTAATCCCCATGCCCTTGTCAGAGTCAGGCGATTGGTATGAGTGGCACTGTAAAGAATGGGGGACTAAGTGGGACGTAGTGGAACCCGAAGTTATCAGTGCCAGTTGGCCTGATGGAGTCGGGGGATACAAGGAAAAGGAGAGAAGCTCTTTTAAGTTCAGGTGTTGGACTGCATGGGGGCCACCTACGCCAGTGTGGGATGCCCTATTGAAACTGGGATTTAACGTCAGTGCTGATTATATAGACGAATGCGGGAACTTTGAGGGAACTTACAAGGATGGGGTGACGGATGAGTGGATTCCTGAATATCTGGGGGTCTGCGGGGATTGTGAGGAGCAGGGAGAGAAAGGAACTACCTGTCGCAGTTGTGGCAGGGGTATCTGTGAGTAAAAAAAAGGCCCCTAGTTTTACCTGGGGGCCAAAAACAACAAGGGAGTGTTGTCTCGCAATAAAGAATCGTGTTAAGTTTAAGTTCAATTGAGTCGGCGGGATTAGCAGTCCCTGAGCAGCCGATGAGACTTGCAAAAGAATCAGCGCGACCGACTCGCGTATATCCTACCAAGTCTCTCCTGTCTCAACAAGTCTCCGTTTGTCTCATACGGTGTTTATTGGCGTTGACCTACTCAATCGTCAGTCTCAGGACGTTAAACCTAAAAAATCCAAGCTCTGACTGACCCTTGTCAACTTGGCCCATGAAGTACCCTTCGGGGTAGGTGATTCGCTCAAAGGATTGAGTGGCCGTAAGGCGGGGGAACATTTAGTACCAGTGTTGGGATAAGTAGTTATCTCTACACTCTGTTAAGCAGGCGTGGACTGTAGGAAGGTTCATGGGGGAAAAAGGGGAAGGTGTGTCTGGAATAAACAGGAGAACAAATGAAACGAAAAGAATACTCGCAGACTTTTGAGATGTTTTGGAAGTCATTAGAAAACTACTTTCCCAAAGGCTCAAAGGTAGAAGCCTATCGGGAGTTCCAGAAACTTGAGTGTAATCAAGAGGATGCGGATTTTATAGCCAGTAGATACAATGAAGCAGTGAATGCTAAACGGGAAGTAATAGAGCGGGGTGGATGGTCTGCTCCGTTGAAGCACGTTTGCAGATACCTAAAGGGGGAGGAATTTGATTGTGAAATCAGCGAGCGAATTGATACAGGCAGGACAAAAGACGAAGAAAGACGAAGGCAATACGCCGAATTTTTCGGTGGAGCAGAAGCAGACTTGGGCCAAAGTCTGGGCCATGTTGGAGGCGAGCAGGCTAGTATCGGAACCAGTAACGTCCACTACCTCAACATACTGGATGAGCCAACTGATTGACTACCATCCTGACAGGCTCCTGAGAGGCGCTGTATGGCTTACTAACAATCATAAGGGGTTTTTAACCCTCGGACACTTAAGAGAGGCTGTAGCGGCTCAGAGAGGCGACTGGGGGGCATATAAGGAGTTTGAGTCCCTGCCATCCAAACCCGCAGATAAAGAAACCGCACAAAAGCATATAAAAGAAATCAAGAAACTATTAGGTATGTAGTCATGGGCTATAAGGCGGGAGCTAGAACAAACCATTTAGGAATGTCAGTTGGAAGCATTGACGTTCATAGTCTTAAAACAGTTGATATTCACGGAACCCAGAAAGACCCTTGGAGGTTAATCTCTGGGGCTTCATGTCAACAGATGAAGTTCAAGCAGCTAGTGAATGACCCGAAGCTGAATAGAAAGCTCTCTCAAATCATATCCCTGCTTCAGCATGAGCATGATTCCTTCTGGGATGGGGAGGAAGTAGTCAGGGTATATCAAAAGAACAGCGTCCAGGAAGTCAGGATGAAGGGATACAGATACCTTCAGCACAACGGACTTCATTATAAAAAGAAAATATAGTTGTCAGACACCACAAAACGGGTGTAGACTTACCACTCAACAACGGAGGAACCAAAATGTCAGAGCTAGAAAGATACATCAAAGAAAACATCAACCAGTATCCACTGAGTCCTATCGGATACCCCAAGCTAACCAATTACGACCCGCAGGATGAGATAGAGATTATGTCCAGAGAGGATGAGAATCTCCTGGATGAGGTCTTAACTCATCATGTTGATGATATTGGGAAGCTGCAAATTGACATAGCAAAGGCTATGTATGGTGATTGGCAGGCCAATATCAGACTACTGGGTGTGTTGAAGAAGGGCTTTAAGAGCTACTTTGATTACCAGATGGACGATTTAGGGTGCGAGGAAACTCTCCAGAAGTGGCAGGATGAGTACGCTGATGATTATGCCCGCAGCGCAGCTATAGATGCTCAGATTGAAGAGCGAATGATGGAGGAATTATGAATCAACTTGAACACGAAGCTAACTTTTTAAGAAATTGCAGCAGGTCATCATCATCTACTTTTTTTATATTCAGGCATCTTGAGGCTCTCAAAGATGAGATATTAAAAGACATATCTGACTTTGGTTGTAATGACTATTTGATTTGTGACGAAGAAAAAGAATGGGAAAGTCGTCTTGACTATATTCTTGAGCTTCTTAAAGACAAGTTCAGAGAAGATACGGGAGAAGAGTTGGATGAGTTGTCACGATACTGAGTTGCAGAAGGAAAGGGAGTACGAAGAGTTTATGGACGCTTTTGAGGTTGTGGATGAGAAGGTTAAGAAAGCCCTGTTAAACGAGGTTGGGGGTGATTCACTTCCTATGGTATGCGCAGTATTAGCCAAGCACCTTGTACTTGGTTGTAAAAGAATGGGCGATACCGAAGAAACCTTCTTAAAGCTAATGAAAGAAAGCTGGGATGGAATGATTGAAATGAGGGAGGTTCACTAATGCCAGTCAAAATACATGGTAAGGAATATACGACAGTCGTAGAGAGGATTAACGACTTCAGGAATGATGAGAGGTTTGAAGGGTGGTCTATTGAGACCGACATAATATCTACTGATATTGAGAACTGCATCATCAAAGCGACTATTAAGGACTCAACTGGGAAGATAGTTGGTACTGGACTCGCACATGAAGTTCAGGGTTCAACCAATATCAATAAGACTTCTCACGTTGAGAACTGTGAAACATCAGCAATTGGTAGGGCGTTAGCGAACATTGGTAAGGCGGGGACAGAGTACGCATCAGCCAATGAAGTGTCTGACGCTATCATTAACCAGAAGGTAGAAGAGGCCACAGGGAAGCTCAGAGGGCTTGTATCTGCGGTTCTTTCTAATCACTCCAGTATCGTAGCAATTAAAGAGGGTATTGCTTTAGACAATCTCTCCGAAGCTGCTGAGGAGTGGTTTACTTTAGAGGATGATATTAAGGCATCCCTATGGATAGCTCCGTCAAAGGGTGGAGTTTTTACAACGCGAGAGAGGGAGGTGATTAAGTCTTCCGAATTTCGCATGGCACATTTTGGAGGCTCAGATGAGTGATTACGAAAACAAAGGCGTTTTATTTAAGAATGATAGAAAGGAGAAGGAAACCCAACCTGATTACACTGGGAAGATTACTTTGGGTGGTAAGGAGAAACGACTGGCTGCCTGGTTGAAGGATGGTCAGAGGGGTAAGTTCATGTCCCTTCAGGTCAGTGACTTTCAGGAGCAACAGCCGCAGGCTCAACCTCAGCCAGTATTGAATGATGACTTCTCTGATGACATTCCATTCTAAGATGCACTACGGACATTTCTTAAAACGTCTGCATGAAGAGTCCAAGCGGAGTAAGAATAGCGTGGCTAAGGCCATCAATATGGATAGGTCTAACTACTCTAAACTTTTGGAAAGGGAGGATATGATGTTGTCTACTTTCCATAAAATCTGCAAGGAACTTGATGTGAAATTAGGAGACTTAGATGGGACAGTTTTGGATTTGTAACTCGTCCCATACTAGGGAAACTTTCCTCCGTCAGGCTAAGGAACTGATGGAGGAGAGACCCTACGTTGTCTGGGAGGTGGACTTTGGTAAACCCAGAACGGGCAAACAGAACAACGCGCTTCATGTCTTCTGTAGATTAGTTGCAGAAGAATTAAACAAGAATGGATTTAGCGTTGAGTCTTTTTTCAAAGAAGGCGTGGAGATTCCTTTCTCGCCAGAAATAGTAAAGGAACATATTTGGAAGCCGATACAGAAAGCAATAACTGACAAGGACTCTACCGCAGACTTGACTACGTTAGAGATTCAATCTACTTACGAGAATGTTAATAGAGCCTTGTCTAATAAAGGAGTACACATTCCATGGCCGCAGAAGTAGAAGCCTTATATGTTGAAAGTCAGGAAATGCGAGATACGCAGAGAAGTATGAGTGGTAGAGGTAAAGCCTTTAGCATCGCCTTATTAAAAGCCAAGTATGGGAAGATGAATAAGGAAGACATGATACGGGCTACCAAAACGATTAGAGCATTGGAAACAGGAGAACCCTGGGATGCGATTGAATTTAGAATTGGATGGGCAGGAAGCTGAAGAAATAATAAATCTAATAAGAGAACTAAAGGAGGTGTTAGAAGATGTCAGAGAAGATTTGCGCGTATGTAAAATGCGACAAGATAGTGAACAGGAGTAGACCAAACGCTAAGTTCTGTTCAGATAGATGCTGTAACAAGCATAAAGTATACAAAGCGACAAAAGAATTCAGAGAGAGTGGTCGGAAGAGATATACCCTAACCGATGATGATAAGTACAGAGATTCAGTTTTATTAAATAGAGAGTGGTTAAGCAGAAGATTATGAGGTTTATATGCCTAAGTTTGAAAGTCATTCTACCAGAAACCCACCAAGCCTAGAGCTATTAGAGTATTGTGGAACTGAAAGGGAGTTTGAAATCCTATCCGCTTGGATAGAGCTTGGTACTTCCATAGCTGCTGGAAAAGAACTAGGACTCAATGACAATACCATTAGAGCCGCGAAGCGTAGAGTGGAGGCTCGCGCTGCTGAGAAGGGATGGCAGAAAAGTCCCAAAGAAATACCCGATGGTTATAAGTTAAAGGGTAGGTCTACTCTACTAGACGCAGACGGTAACACTAAGATTGAGTGGGTAAAGACTGAAGCGGATAAGGAGAGACAAGAGGAGATAATGCGAGAGGTTACTGAATCTCTCACTCAAGGTATAAAGCCTTGGCCCCTTGTCAAAGCTCCTAAGAAAACAAGTAAAGAACTATGCTCAGTCTACACAATCACTGACTATCATATCGGAGCCTATTCCTGGAGCGAGGAAACTGGTGAGGATTGGGATATTAAGATAGCTGAAGAGACTTTACATCAAGCCTTCACTGATATGATTAACGGTACTCCCGATTCCGAACAGGCTGTATTCGTTCAGATGGGAGACTTCCTCCATTGGGACGGTTTAACGTCCGTCACACCCCTAAATAAGCACGTTCTTGACTCTGATGGACGCTACCCTAAGTTAGTACAAGTCGCCATAGAAGGCTGCGTCAGGGCCGTAGAAATGCTCCTTCATAAACATAAGCACGTTCACGTTGTTATGTGTGAGGGGAACCATGATTTGACTGGTTCGGTCTGGTTACAAGCTATTATGAAGATGGCGTTTAAGGATAATAA